ACAGCAACGCTTGGGCAATTTTACAAAATTGCTTTTGCATATAAAGAAAATGACTTTGCGCTATACATTAACGGAGTGCTACAAGGGTCTGACAACTTGGGGGCATTGCCGACCGGTTTGAGTAATGCGATTTTTGCAAGAGGTGATTCTTCATTGATAACCGACCAACGATGCCGCAACATCGCCATATACCCCAACCGCCTTTCAAATTCCGAACTCGCAACCCTCACCACCCCATAAAAATTCGCCCATTCTTTAATAAATTTGACGCACTATGGCACTACCTACCTTAACCGCAAGAACCTTCGGCTCAACGCAATTACAGCTCACATACGCTGACGGAAGGCAATACTTCCTTAATTATCGGGACATTATCTCCACGGAGCTTGATGCAACCGATGGCATTACAAAGGTGCGGATTTACCTCTCAGGCACTTTGGATGAGTCCATATTCGTGTCCAATGCAGACCTTGTGGCCCTTGGCACAACCGCAGCAGCATTCATCGCAACCCTCAACACTTACTTGTAATGGATATCAAGCAGGCATTGACGGAACTCGGCATTAATGTCGGGATGTCCGTAGGAGGCTTTCTCGGAAGCCTCGTCCTCGTAGGAAAGCAAAAGGGAGCATCCTTACGCACCCAACTCTTCTCCATCCTCGCAGGAACGCTGTCTGCCAATTACCTTACACCTCTCGCTATCACCTTGCTTGGTATTGAACTTGAATCCGCTCAATTCGCTATGGCCTTCCTTGTTGGCTTCAGCGGTTTGAGGGTCGTGGAAACGCTCTCCAATTACTTCCATAAGAAAGTTGAATCCAAAGGCGATGAGTCTTGAGCAACGCCTTTCCCCAAGAGTCCCCAAGCTCGTTATAGACCGCTTCCTTGAAATACAGGAGCGGTTTTCTATTAATACCGACCTTCGGATTGCCCATTTCTTCGCTCAAACGGCCCACGAATCGGCCAACTTCACCACGACCAAGGAGAACTTCAATTACTCCGCCTCACGGCTCTTAAAGGTCTTCCCAAGGCATTTCAACAAGGACACGGCCAAGTTATACGCAAGGGATTACATCGCCATAGCCAACAAGGTCTATGCGAACCGCTTTGGCAATACCGAACTTGGGGATGGATGGAAATACCGAGGCCGTGGGTACATTATGACCACCTTCAAGGCCAATTACGCTGAACTTGACAAGCTTGTCCCCGAAGACCTTTTGGAGAACCCCGAACTTGTGGCCGGGAGGTATGCGATGCTATCGGCTGGCTACTTCTGGCATAGCCGTAAACTCAACGCCCTTGCCGACAAAGGCTCCGATATCGCAACGATTACCCGAATCACCAACAAGATAAACGGAGGCATCATCGGCCTGGATGACCGCATCGCTAAGTTCAACGAGTTCTACGACCTGCTCACCAAAGGCCAAACCGCTTAATTATATTTGAACCACAAAACGATTCATTATGCCACTCACTAAAGCCAAGGGTTATGGGAAAAAAGCCACCCAAAAAGCCGTCTCCAAAAACATCAAAGAGCTTACAGAAGCCAACAAGTCCAAGCCTAAAAGCAAAAAGCGAAGTAAGGGTCAGATTGCCGCTATTGCCTATTCTGCTGCACGCAAGTAATTTTGAATGCTGAATAAGATGGAGAACAATACCGTAAAAATCCGCTTTGAGATTGACCTTGACCTCCTAAGCAAGCTTGAGGACTTGGCCGAAGAAACAGGGCAGACGATTAAAGAGACAATGGTTAAGGCTTTGACCGATTATGTTGAACTCTACGAGGACACGGGGGCGGAGTCGCTTGGCGATCACCTGGAACCTTACGAGACCACCGAGGAGCTTGACGAGGATGGGCAGATAATTCGGGTATTCCCCGAAGACGATGGCTGTTAACGACAAGGGCCACATCCCCTACCGGGGCATCCTGTTCGTTGTCCTGCCCATCGCCATAGGGCTTGGTTTCCTCATTTACACGATGAAGGATTCCCCCCGGCAAATCATTGACAAGCAACAGCACATCATTGACTCCTTGGAGCATCGTGTGGCCCCTTTACAGACCCGTAGAGACACGATAGGGCAAGAGATTGCAAAGGCCCAAATCAAATGGCGTGAGAGGCTCATAGAGGCTTATGAAGAGCCTGAGACGATATGGGTGGAGGCGTATGTCCCTTTGATGCTTGACTCCTGCCAGGAGGTCGGCAAATTGCTTGCGATGCAAGTGGGGATTGGGGATTCTCTCCTTAGAACCTATGACTCCCTGCTAATCGCATACAAGGCCAAGGACTCGGCTTGTGTCAAGGCCATTGCCACGAAGGACAGTTTGGCTTTGGCCTATAAGGAAAAGTGGGCGCAAGAAAGAAAAAACGGGCGCATTTACAGAGTAAGTGCAATAATCGGGAGCGCATTGCTTGGCTCTACTTTGTTTAAGAAATAATCCCTATATTTGTCACACCACTTTTAGGGTTGTGGTTTTCATTGGAATGCCCGTGAGTAGGCTTTAGGGTGCCGAAAGCGGGCTTTTTCCATTAATAGAATCGGTCGCAGGGAGTGAATGTGGCGAATATCTGGAGTTCCGGCCCACGTCTATTCTTGCCCTTATGCCTGTCCACTTCAAGCTTCATCCAATAGCCTCCCAAAGGCTTCGGGCCTCGGCCTCGCTCAACGTGAAAGCCCATGTACCCGTCTGCCCATTCTTCCTTGTACGTTGCCGTGCGCACTTGATGAATAGGTTTCTGAATGAGAGTTTTGGTTGAACGGTCATATCGGTGAATTATATTTTGGTGGTAATAAAGTTCGTGGACGTGGCCCTGCCAGGTGCAATCATATCCTTCCACCATAGCGAGAATCCGCTGGTCTGAAATTACTCCCTTGGTAACAATTCCTCCGCCTGCACTCCCATGATAATAATGTGTTACGAAATTGCTGCTGTGCAAGGAGTCGTAATGCATCTTGAAATCAATAACGCCCCCATAGCCTCCTATTTCCACCTTGCTACCGCAGGAATGGTTGAGGACAGCAACAAAGCGTTGCAGGATGTCGGTCTCTTGGTGATGAATGATGCTCGTTTCGTGGTTGCCATAGCCCACCAAAAGGATGATGTCGGCATACGGCTTGAACCACTCCACCGCCGTGTCCACAATAGAGTCCAGGTACCGCCCATTGTTGTGTTCGGGGCGAATGTCCTCTTTGCTCCTGCGTGGATCTCCCTTCCCTTGCATACAGCATAGGAGGTCCCCATTTATGATAATTTTGGCACCTCTGCGCTTGGCTTCTTCCAAATGGTTCTTTAACAACTCCCGGTCGCACTTGGGGTTGTCCCAATGGAGGTCGGAGATAAGGAGAAACTCTTGCTCTCTACCGCAGTCCACGGAGTGAACATTCTTGCTGTGCTTCGTTATCATAGGTTAGGTTAAGAGTGGGTCATCGTAAAGGTCATCCATTTCAATCTTGAAATCGGCTAAGACCGATTCAACTCGCTCCTGCATCTCTGGTTCATCGCTGAAGGTGTGGTGTTTAAGTTCGGCCAAGGCGAGGTACATCGCAGGGGCTTGGATGGCCTTCTTGTAATTGACCATATCCTGCTCGTTGTCTGTGTCAAACTCAATCGTTATTTTGGCCATTGTGTTTTTTTAGGAGGTAAACAACCGCTTCTTCAAAGGTTTCGGCCAAAGATAAAAGTTCATCCCTCACATAGAGAAACTCCTTTTTGTTAAATCGGAGGATAATCTTCTGAGCCTTAGCGTTGTCCTTCCGCTCCTCTTCCTCTTCCAACTCTTTTTCAATCTCTTCGGGCATCTGCCAGACATCTATACCGCAATCGGCCAAGAGTTGAGCATCCCACTCATTTGCCAAGGCATCGTAATCGTAATCCCCAAAGGCCGAGTTGTCCTTCAGGGCGATGGCCTTCAGTTTCTCCAAGGGCGTGTCTGCGGATAGAACCTTGCAGGGGGCCGAATCGTAATTCAGTTCCTTCAAGGCTTTGAGCCTCATATTGCCCCCAATGACCACGAATGTTTCCTCCAAAGGAAACACGATAAGTTCCCGAAGCTTGAGCATCTCTGGGTCATCCTTGAGGCTTTGGACGAGCTTGTGGAAGCGGTCATCCCGGATAAGCCTTGGGTTCTTGGGAAGCCCCTCTATCTGCCCGACATTGTTGCGGAGCTTGTAGAGTTTAATCTCTTTGGTTTCGCTCAACATCTTACGGCAGATCAATCTCTCCGAAGAACGGTCTCTTGTCTGCGCTCTTGGATCCCTTGCAAGACCACAACGCCCTTGCGAACCAATTCGGAGAATGCGTCTCCGTTTTGATACCAGCAGAACGAGAGCAATAGTTGTCCCCCTTCGGAGTGCCTGGAGCAATGGTATAGCCCGATGCCCCGAACTGAACGGTCTTGCCATCCTTGGTGGCCGTGTATTTCTTTCCTTTTGCGGATGACTTGGTTATCATCCATCCTCTAAACTCTGGCATAGCGTTAGACTTTGGATTTGCCTTTTGCGATTCCATCCAGGTCTTTGACCTTATCCGCAGCCATTTTCTTGACTTGCTGCATTAACTTGGGATTCTTCTGAATCTCAACGGCTCTTTGAAGCGTTGACATTGCGCTTTCAATCTCCCATTTGTCCATCTCTGAACGGACGGCTTTTGATGGGGACGATTTCTTGGTGGTTGTTTTTTTGATAGGCATAGCGTTTATTTTAAGCGTCTGATAATCATATCGTGCGGAGCAGGAGGCACACCGCCAAAGTACGCAGGAAGCGTGTAGGTGATGAGCGGTATGCGAACCTTGAAGGTCGTGGACACATCGTTAATCCATACCGAAGCGTTGTTGCCTTGGTTGGATATTAAGCACCTGACCTTCTGCCCGAACTGAACCTGGCAGAGGTAGCGTATCTCCCGAACGCCATTCACATACCAGGTGGCGTACATCTTGATATATTGCCCTTGCTCGTGGGGCATCCAACA